TTACTTGGTCTAATGCACTCGCGCATCTAATCAAAGCAACTCCCCCACCAGGCACGATGCCTTCTTCTACGGCTGCTCTTGTCGCAGATAATGCATCATCCACACGATCCTTCTTCTCTTTCATTTCTGTTTCAGTTGGCGCTCCAATATAAAGAACCGCAACCCCTCCAGCTAATTTTGCTAATCGCTCTTGAAGCTTTTCTTTTTCATAATCCGAAGTTGCATTTTCAATTGCTAAACGGATTTGTCTTACTCGTTCATGTACATCTTCTGCTTCTCCGTCGCCATTAATTACTGTGGTACGGTCTTTGGTAATCTCAACTTTCTCTGCACTACCTAAATGATCCAATGTAGCATCTGCTAATGTTAATCCCTTTTCTTCTGAGATAACAGTACCACCAGTTAATGCTGCTAAATCTTCAAGCATTTCTTTTCGTTTATCGCCAAAGCCCGGAGCTTTCACTGCTGCAATTTTAAGTGCGCCTCGGATACGATTCACAACTAATGTTGCTAATGCATCACCATCTAAGTCCTCAGCAATAATCAACAAACTACGTCCTGTCTGAACTACTGGCTCTAGAACGGGAAGTAATTCCTTCATTGATGAAATCTTTTTGTCTACCAACAAAATGCAAGGCTGATCCATTTCTGTAATCATCTTTTCCTGATTGGTAACAAAGTATGGAGATAAATATCCTCGTTCAAATTGCATACCTTCAACTGTTTTAACTTCAGTCTCAGTGCCCTTTGCTTCTTCCACAGTAATCACGCCATCATTACCTACTACTTTCATTGCTTCCGCAATCAAAGATCCAATAGAGTCATCATTATTTGCTGAGATTGATGCAATTTGTTTGATTTTGTCATTGTCATTTCCTACTGCAGATGACATAGTTTTCAGCTCATCGACAATACAGCTTACAGCTTTATCCATTCCTCGTTTTAGATCAATTGGATTTGATCCTGCTGCTACACTTTTAAGCCCAGCTGCGACTAATGACTGTGCTAATACAGTTGCGGTAGTCGTCCCATCCCCTGCAATATCTGCTGTCTTGGATGCAACCTCTTTTACCATTTGTGCACCCATATTTTCGATTGGGTCTTTTAACTCAATTTCTTTTGCAACCGATACACCATCTTTTGTTACGTGCGGTCCGCCAAATGTCTTTCCGATTACTACGTTGCGACCTTTTGGTCCCAAGGTTACCTTTACTGCGTTTGCTAATGCATCAACGCCGGCTTTAAGTTTTGTACGTGCGTCTGAATTGAATTCGATTTGTTTTGCCATAGATTTTTATTCCTTTATAACTTTTAATTTAATATAAATATTTACTTAGCAATTTCCAAGAATTTTGAATTCATCGATTTAGCTACTTCTGACATATTGAGCGGATTGATAAATGCTGCATCCGGTCCATACATAGTTTTAAATTTATCTCTAGTAGAATCATATGCATATCCTTCAACAATGAAATAACTAATTATCGTCATGTTTAACTCTCGGAATCCGTTAATAACTTTTTTCGTAAAACGAACACCATTATAATGAGGACTTACTCCAGTTACACTTGTTGGTTCTCCATCTGAGTAATTAATAAAGATACATTCATCACCTTTAGCATCCTTTTTGATATCTTGCTCGATACTTTTAAATGCTAATCCTTCTGGAGTGCATCCAAATGTGCTAAGGTATTTGAAATATGTTTTAATTTTACTCATCTTATCAACAGCTGAATCATATGCATACAATGTTACAACCTTTTCTTGATTGCCACCAATTGATTCAGTCCCTCGTAAAGATATCTGAACTCGTATACCGGTAGTCATTGAAGCTGCTTGTGCAATTGCTACTGCTGACATGATTGCATTTTCAAATTTCTTCCCAGCCATTGATCCCGATGCATCAATGGAAATATGAATAAAGTAATTCTTATAACGATCAGTTACGATGCGATGGAATACATTCACATTTTGATATCCTAGTTGAGATATTAATCTTCGATCAATCTTACCGGTTGTCAAACGTGTCGTCTTTAAACTCTTGTCTGCATTTCTAAGTTGCAATTTGCTTCCTAGCTTTTTACCTAAAATGATGCCTTGGTTCACAGCATTATCTATTTTTAAAATTGCACGGCCAGCGTATGATTGGTCGGCATTTTCGAGTGAACGAACTCCGGTAACAAAGTCATCAGAATAACTACAAAATAAACTAGGTATACTTTGAATAATTGCAGGAGTAATTTTCTTGATAACTACCGCAGTTATTGGATTCATTGTTCCTGCATCATCGGTATATACGGTTCTAGTTTCGGTACCCGATTCTTTAATTGCATCAACTATACTTGCATCAGCTTTTGTAAGACGCCCTTGCTTTTTAATATTGTCTTGCAAAAAGTCTCGCTGAGCATTAATTGCTTTCTCCAATTTATCTAATTCTTTTTGAGATAATGAAGATTGCTGCGTGTTACTAGATTCGCCGGTGGCATCGTCTAAGTCATCAAAGTCTGGCGAGTCGCTTTCATCTGAATCATCAAATCCTACATTATCTACATCGTCTAAATCAGAGTCTGTTTCATTATTTTCGTCTGATTCGTCTGATTCGGGTTTACTTGGTTTACTTGCTGTGCTAGTGCCCGTACCATTGCCTTTTGAAGTTGTTGTAGCCTTTGACTTATTAGGTGTTGGAGCTACAACAGTTGACTTCAATATTTTAAAAACTTGACACGCTACATTCAGTGCATCTGTAGTTGTTTTAAGACGATTGATATTTCTTAAGTCAATAAGATTCCAGATATTTCTAAGTTGCGATAAAGCATCTAACTGCCTATTTGGATTCGTAAAATTAATGATATGAAATAAATAACAATCTAAATCTTCATTACATTTTTCGCCACGCACTAATGCCTTATCGATGATCTTGTCATTGAAGTATTTGTCATACATTGCTTCATAATACATACGGTATCCTGGAGCATTTGTATAAATTTTATAATCAATGCGGCGGTCTTCAATCCAATTCAATAAATCTTTAATGATAGAAAAATCTTGTTCTGTCATTGTGAGATCCGGATCTAACCCTTGCATACGAATATAATTTGCAAATGGAGAATTACTCAGGCGAGTTGCACCTTTAAACAATGAAAAATCAGTGAATGCAATATGCGAGCCTTCGTGCAATGCTAATCCAACTGCAGAATCAAAGTTTTTATCTTCTAGCTTTGTTCCGATAACAACTCGATCTCCGTCTGTATAACTAGAATCGTTGCTTTGAAATACTACTGGTATTTGCTTGCCCGTTACAATATTAACAAAGTTTGCAATAGCTCGTTGGGTTGCAGCTAATTTAGTATAATCATGCTTGCTGCCTACACGAAATGAGGTATCAAAATCATCGCTCAACCAAAAGCTAGATGCTTGGCGTGAACTATATCCTCTAAATCCAAAATCTTTTTTCATATCTCATTATTTTTATACTTTAAATATAAGAAAATTTACAGTATGATCCAACCGAAAATTTAAAAAAAATGGAGCTGTTTCACACTAACCAGTATGCCTATCAGGTTAACTGGCTCACTCCATTTTTTGAGCTATGAAAAAGATCTTAAAACGGAATCGATTCGTCTTTTCCGGTATTGAAAATATCTTGTTCGGCGGTTGCCATATGTTTCTGAATAATTTGCTTTACAAAGGTTCTTTCTGCATCCGTACCTCCTGATGCATCAAAGAATGGAAGAATTGCTACCTCTGCGGCTTCTGAAAGGGTAAATCCATCTGCTAACAATTCACATACTCGAACTGTCATACGAGTGGAAATCATAGTGGTAAGTTTGCCGGCTTCTGACCTCCATTCTTTTCTAGTAGAGTCTGCAATATCAGCAACTGCATGAATTAATTCTGCAGACACCTTTGTGCCATAACGTTTAGTCAATAATGCTTCTTCTCGTTCTAAAGTCAAGATATCAACTTCAATGATTTCAAAACGATCCATCAATGCTCGGTCTAATACTCGAGTCGATGTATATTCGGTACCAATGTTTGCTGTTGCAATAAATGATACTCCTGGTGCAACTTTTATTGTCGGAGAATCCATATCCTCATCTAGTCTCAAATAACGTTGTCCCTCATCTAAAACAGTCATTAAAATGTTCCATGCTTCCGGGTGCGCACGAGACAACTCATCCATTAAGATTACAGCATTCTCTGTTTGAATTGCTTTTACGAAAGCAGACTCATCAAAGGTAGTCTCGCCGGCCTTGAAATGCGTATTACCAATAAGGGTAGCGCGTGGATCTTGCGTAGCACCTAAGTTAAAATAAAAGAAAGGTCTATTGGTAGCTTCTGGCAATGCTTTTGCTGCTTGTGTTTTACCACAACCTGCCGGACCAACCATCATGATATTTTTTCCTCGAACGGCTGAGCGTACTAGATACTTCCATTTGATATCTGACATTTCTAAGTCAGCTGGTTTGATGTCAGCTGCTTTGGAAATAAGTTTCATTGCAGCATCCATCTCTACAGGTTCCATTTTTGGCTGTTCTATATTTCGTTCGGTTGGGATTTCACTCAATTCTACTTGTCTTGCGCGTTGCGATTCCTCATCGAATGCTAATGCCTTGCCGTTTTCTACAGCATTTTTAATCATGATATCGCGAAATAGATGTGTAATGTCGCGATTCGTTCCTACCTCAAATACTCGATAATCTGTAACTGTTCCAAAAATTTTCTTCATAACTCATTTTTTATACTATAAATATAATGAATTATTTACGTATATCCAACCTATCGATAAACTTTTTCCATGGTACCATCATCATAAATTTCAATGAATACGCCATGATCTGAGTTAGGGTCGCATTCTTGTCCTAACATGTTGATGATCTTAACAACGTTGCGAGGTTTAATTAAATTGTTGATAGATATCGGGCCGTATATTTTATATTGTCCATCTATATCTACTTGTACAAGCTGATAATAATTAATAGCATTATCAAACTGATTATCGACAAATGAATATGATGATTGCTGAGTAGTATTACCCATAGCTGGTTTCTGACCGATTACTGAATTCTCATTGAACTCACCGGTTGTAGTACGTTCAATTAAATAATAATCTGAATTATGTTCAGTCGCAGTTACCCATGTTATCACATTGCCATTCTCTGTAGAAAATCCTTCGAATGACATTAACTCCACCGGCAGCGGAAATATCTCGATCAATTCAATATCATCAATCCACCATTCTTCTCCGGCTGAATTGATTCTACAAAGGATATCAATTGCTACCTGCGAAATTCCGGTTGGCAAATTAAGTGTAATTGTAGTAGGGCCCGTTGTCGTTACTCCTGCAGGTGCTTGATAAACATCTCCAGCTGGAGCGGCAGAATTAGTCCAAATACCGTTTGCATTATGTATAATTGTACCAGATGCGGTAAATGGCCATTGGGCATTAGAGTTACCAGTTATTCTTAACTCTTGTACGTATGATATGCCGCCGTTTGTTGATACTTGTACTTCAACTATATCAGCAGCATCTACTCCCCTTGTTGCTGCTGCAGGAGCTGTAAATGTATGTGATGCTAATCGAAATTTCAATTGATATGGATGCGATGTATTTAGTCCAGTAACGTTAGGCAATGAATACCAATCTTGCTCAATTGTTGAGGTACCACTTCCTAATCCATATATAACAGCGCTTGTTGATGGTGACACTGATGTGTTAGATGCCCAAGTTGCGGTTGCTGCTGGAATCCACCATCCTGATGTTGCGTATGCTGGAGACCACGTTTCCATCCGATCGAATTGTACAACAGTTTGTGTTTTAGCAAACCCTGCTAAAAACAAGAATACTACTAGTAGTTTATTCATATGATTTATTTTTATGTTTGTTTTTACGAGTATATGTTTTTTTAGATTGTTCAGTCCTCGCAACGAATCGACCATCAAAGAAGCCTTGTTGCTTTTGTGATTCTCGTGATGCACCTAAATTAATTTTCAGAGTCTGGTTGTTCATATCTTGACATTGTTTGTTGAAATGCAATTTCATATGCATCAGCCAAATTATACTTTTGCTCTCGTTTCATTTGTCCGACTGCATTAAATACTTCTTCATGTATACCATAAGCATACGCTTCCATCATAATTTCTTCAATCCGATCCGCCATTTCCATACTCTATATTAGTAAAAACAATTTAAATTTCCAAATTACCACTTACGACAAGACCAATATCTAGCTTTCCATCTCGGCCCAGGAGTTTCACAACGGTGTCTAGCTCTAAATGAACGTCTACGTGCTGGATTGCTTTTACGTATCCTCATATTAGGGTCTCCGAAGTTGACCTTTACAACGTTGCCTTTGTCATTCTTAACGTAAACTTTGAATTTCTTAACATCGCCTTGCATTGGTTTGCCGAGCTTAACTTTTCGTCCACGATATTCTGCTTCATTAAGTCCTGGCTCTACAATGTTAATGAATTCATTTTCATTTACAGATCGTTTAATATATTCAATCAAGCAAGAAGGGCAATACCCGTCGGCTTCCTGTATTGGAACACAGTTAGGAACTTTGCGTCCTGCTTTATTTTTCATTCCAATCATTTCATAGCCAGACCAACATGGTGCTGACTCATCAATATACATTTTCATTACAACTCCTGTCGTATTCCTAGTTTAGGTAAATATGTTTTCCAAGTATTAATTATTCGTTGCTTGTCTTCAGCAGACATACTGCCGTTTCGTATCCAAATATCTAAATACTGGTCTACTTCACTTTTGAATGGCACTCGTTTCTTTTTAGCTTTGAGATACAAACCTTGTATCATTGCAGGTATTTCTTTTTTAAGTAGAAAATACTCAGACGGCTTGACGGTACCAGCGGATATTTTTTTGCGCTGTGCCTGATCGGATGGTAGATACTTTGAATCTATCGTGTTCCACCCAGATTGCGTTGTATGTTCTATTTCGTGGCGCAAGGTATCTCTCAAATCCATTGCAACTGTGCTTAAAATTTTAGGATAGTCTGCCGGGTCAAGTTGAATTCGTATTTCAATTAATGGCATATCATCTGAAGTACGTTTCGTATCATTGTATGCATCTCCACCATAACTATAATCATTATAGCCTTCGATCCACTGAACTTTAAATTGCAAGTAAAAATCTAATGGAATTGTAGAATTTTCTACCTCTTCAAAATATATGTGTTGAAATTCAGAATCATCGTCGATATTAGGAACAGATTCATTTTGTTTGAAGTATATCTTCTGGCCTGAAAACTCGCCGTTTGGGTTTGATACTGCTGAATAGCTATCTTTTACAACAGATAGCAACGTTTGCGATAGCTTAGTAACTAATGCATCATATCGACCTTCTACAACAAGTTTCTTCATTGATATCATATTAATAAATATCAATCAAGTAAATTATAGTTCCAAAACGTTTCTTTGTCTTTGTTAAATGGATTGCCTGTTTGTTGGTAGTAACAATTCAAACAAAGCAATTGTAAGTTTTCGATGCAATGGTTAGATTCATCTCCATCAATATGGTCTAAAAGTAATGGCACTGTGTCGTCAGTTACCCTGCGTTCTTCGTATCCACAAGAATTACATTTTTCTGCAAGTATGCCTAATGCTAAGATTCTATTTCGAATTTTCCATGTTGGGTAGTTAGGAAATTCTCCTTGCAAAATTCTATCGATACTATATTGTCCGCTCGTTGCTCGAGCTACATCTTTATTAATTCCAATACCGGCTTGATTAGTATGAAGATCATACAAGGTTTTGCCAGTACTGGAATCAATATACATTTTAGCGTATTTTTTATACGTAGTAAATGAAATCTTTAAAAACCTAGCAGCTTCTGCATTTGACTTCGTGTTAGACATCGCATATCGAATATCTGATTCAGGTAAATCAAATGCCGTACGGCCTTTACCATATACGTATTTATACTGCTGACTCATTTTTAATAAACACCTTTTTTTCTTAGTTCTTGAATTGCATGTTTAGGAAATACTTTATTCTCCCACATCGCATGCATTTCTGGTTTTAACTTCGAAGTGAAATCTAAGAATGTAGCTGGATATATACCGCTCCTAGATTTAACTTCGTCATACCAAGTAGAATATGATGAATATAAATCATTGAATTTATCGGCATCCGTACGGCTAGCCCAATATTCAAGTTGATCTTTCAGTGGCCACAAGTCGATCGGAATGCTAGGATCTTTTCTTCTTGCTGGTAAACGTGGTTGATTTTTTTCACGATTTGAATTTTTCGTAATAAACTTATCCATCAAGTTTATTGATCGATCTTTTGGCGATTCGCCGGTGTGTGCGGATTTTCTTCCCATAACTTATTTTGATTTTTCTGTTAAAATAACTAATTTGCGCCAAGCATCTTCTGCTTTATACACATACTTTTTGAACTGTAAGATATTTTGTTCTTCTCGTGCCTTGACAGCTTTTTTCATATTCCTGTGATATGCTGCATGTAATAATGCTATTCGGAATTTTCGTAACCAATTCATATTTTATTAGCTTTTGATATACTAACCATTAAACCTTGTTCTAGTAGTTCATTATATACTAATTCACATTCATCGTAATAATCTACAAATATTGAACATTGTAAACAATTATGAACAATATGTGCGCATTGAACTGACTGTATATAACTATGATTACAAATTTGTATCAAACACTCTACAACATGGTCAAATGTATTGTGATCATCGTTATGCAATATTACTTGCCACTGACCTCGTTTACTTTTCAATTGTTTTTTGGACATCTCTAATAATTGCACATTGTTCGTAAAACTCATTATCTTCAGCATACTTGAGACATTGAGATAAGAATCGTAATTTACGATCAGTGTCCCAATGTTCTGGCCATTCCCAGGAATTAGTCTTCATATGATTGATTGATGATATCAACAACTTATCAATAAAATTTTCATTCATACTTTATAATATATAAAAATGATTAATTATCCAAAGTATTACAATGTTGGTATTAGCTTATAAGATTTTCGGCCAAAAAGTAGCATAGATCTAAAATCTGCTTGTTGAAATGCATCTAAATTATTTTTAGCCATATAGTTAAAACGCATTACGGTAGGAATGATATGATTCCAATCAACGTTTTGCAAAACATGTTCTACATAATCAATATCTGGAAACATTTCGTTAACATATAAATAATCCCATTCTATATGAACCACCGGATAAACTCTATCTTCAGTTATGTAATCAATACATAAATCTAAGCCACATTTGAATTCCGTACTTAATATACGCAATAGTTCTGGACGTTGTTTTGAATAATGTTTAATTTGTTCAGCAGCTTCCCCGACAATTGGGTGTCTGAATACAAATTGACTATGATCAAGAATTAAAGAAGATTGTTCTGTTTGGGTAAACCACGGGAGTATTATTGCGTGAGCACCTCGTGAAGCTTCGCCATCTTTATACCATGTAGTATCATGTTCTAACGAAACTCCATTATGCTTATAGTATGCCTGTTCAATTTCATTTAAATCAAAACCTTCATGATCTACGTGACACGTATAATTTAACAATACATGTTCTGCTATGTTTTCTGGTAATGGTTTTGAAATTTGAATGTCTTGATATGTAGGTCGTATTAATTCAAATTTTAAATCGTACATTATAACTTTTTTATTATGTTTGAAAAATTGGTTTTTGAATTGTTAAAATCTGAGTCAGCATCATCAAACAATTTAGTACTAAATGAATTTTTCTTTTTTGTTATCAAACAAACCGTTGCATCGAATTGTTCCAATCCATTAAGTAAATAAACAATACCAAAATATGCATATGAATCACAAACCTTTGCAACAAACTCAGCTCTAGAAAATATTAGCTTTAATGTTCCTAAATCTTCTATTGGGGCAGTAAAAATATATTCTTTATTTTTTAAACCTAAATATGAAAATTTAGCAGTAGTTTTCATTTGTTTTGAAAACTCTTTAAAGAACGGCTTCGCAACCAATATTGGATCCGGCACATTGCTTTCATTTAATATATTCTTCAATCGCATCATTTGGTTAAATCCTTGTCATCTAATGCGCCTCCAGTAACCCAAGCAGTACAAGACCTAGAACCGGCGCATTTGAAATGTAAAAAATTACAATAGCCTAAATCTGCTTTTTCAATAGTGGCCATTGCATCAATATTTTTTTCATCGCCTTTAATACCCTTTTCCATGCAAGCCCACATCTTATCAGAAACGTCGAATGCTGCGCAATTTTCACATTTCATTGTTTTTGCAGTGTCTTCGTCAATTTTCCATCGTTTTGCTGCATCTTTCCAATACGTTCCCGGCCGATCTGGATTAGCAGGGCCATAATAATATTCGTCTATTGCATGTTGACGGTTTTCTAAGTTAACATGAATATCTTGTGTTGCCACCGGACATTTAGTTTGTGCTTCAATTAATATGTGTTTTAGCTTTTGCATCAGTTTCGCTGTTTTGAAATTTCAATTGCTGCTAGTTGTTTAAGTGCTGCTTTTTTAGTCGGGTGTGTTCCTAAACGTTTTCCACCTTTACTAGGATATACTGCCCATCCTCCTTCAACTTTCTGAATTTTTTCAGACATTACATTGCGCAAATGATTTTTAAAGTTAACAGGAACGAATTGTGGTTGTTGCGAATTATATGCAATATCATTAGGCATTTGATTAGAATTAGAGTTTATTGAGTTTGTTAGAAACCCACTAACTTCTTCCATATCATCTTTAGATGTTGCAATATGGTCTACTGCCCATGCATGGCCGTTTGATAACATACGATCTACCTCAGATGGATCTAATTGCAACATTGCTTCTACTGCCTTTTTAATAGTTTTTAAATTTTCAAAAAACATGTAGTTAGAAGTATTGCTGTGATCCGTCTCAGAATTACAACCACATTCGTCAAGTCGTTTCATGTTATGCCTTAGCTACAATTGACCAAATAGCGCCAGTAAGAGTCATAACTCCACCAACCACTTCTGTTACCATAGTTTCATCAATCACACCTCGCATTACGAAGATACCTCCTACGAAAGTTAATGCATGACGAATAATTCCTAAAATTTGTTCTTTTGTAAGTTTCATATTGTTCCTTTTATATAAATATTTGTTTATGATTTTTTGATTAAAATATCAGCCGTTAATTCAAATCGGCCGGTTGCTGTTGCGTTGGGTGTGTAGCTGACGTTGATCCATCGTCCAGCTCCTGCTGAATTGTTAACTGGTTTAGATTCAGAATCGACGTATACTGTCTTTGGATCTAGATTTTTAAATGTTACAACACTACCGGGGCTATTAGTTACATCTAACCAAAGATTTCCATCTAGAAGTACGCAGTTAGTTGTTATTGGCGAATTTAAATAAACACTTGCGCTTACGATTGTACACGCATATGGAGTACTTACGCCAACTCGTGCAATGTTAGATGAAGTTGTATTAGTTCCAATATATATTGCAGATCCGCTTGTTACACCCGTAATAGGTCCTGAAGATAATCGTAATGTCATGTATTCAGACCCTGCTCCAACTGCATTCAATGCAAATGATGCAGTAGTCGCAAATGAACTAGATACTGCCCTAGATGCTGAGGTTGCAAATGACGCTGTACCTGTTAATGCTCCAGTAAATGATCCTGATGCGATAACGCTATCTGTACTTACTCCACTTAAAGCATCAATTGCTCTAGTTATATGTTCTGCTTGAATAGTACCTCCATTTGTGATACCCGTCTTATTTATCAATGCCATTATTTATCCTTGTTTCTTTTTTTATACATCGGCCAATCTTTTGTTTTTTCGTTTAACCATGCTTGTCGGTCATCACAGCCGCAATCTTCATCTAAGATCTGTGCAATTCGTTTTGCAAGTTGATCTAGTCCAGTTGCGGAGGTTAATTTCTTAATATCGTCGCCTAGGCCTCTACTACCATTTTGCATCAATTCCTCCATTATTAATTGAATTTTGCAATTGCATTACCATTGTTTGATATTGTGCAGTCTTTGGTATTTCAAACACTTGCGTACCTGAGAATTGATATTCTTGTTCGGGTAACATTAATTGTGCATGTCCTGTTTCATCGATACCAAATACCTCATGTGCAACATTTTGCATTGTTATTCGCCCATCTTCTGTTGGAATCATAGTGCATCGACCTGGATGATCCCATTGTCCCCTAGGATCAGTAACTGCGTTTGTTTTTTGCATTATATTATTCCAGCCGGCAGTGTCTAACGGTTTTTTATTAGTTACATGTAAGATCAATGATTCTGTAACTTCTTTTTCATGCTCAGGTGTTTTAAATGCAGACGGTAAAATGTATTTATCTGCCTTTATTGCTTTTAATAATAACGCAACAATACTTCCTCCCGGAGCAATTGCTAATGTAGTTAATCCTAAAAGTTTTAAAATATCCTTAAGTTGTTCACGAACCCATTTCCATTCTTCATCTGTTAATTTATTTCCATTAACATGTTGAATCAACATTTGTAGAGCTTTTTTTGATTCAGCTGATTCTGTTTTTGCTGCCGATACCAATCTTGATATTTTAGCTTGTGCTTGATCCTTCATATTGCCTAGTTTTTGTTCTTTTACAACATGTTCTATAGCAAGACGACCTCTAGATATTTTTTGTTCCAATCTGTTTAAACGTTCTAAATAACCTTTATTACGTAGATATTTGTAAGCCATGTTTTCTATAGAATATTCTCCTTCGGCTTCTAAACCGCTACTACGTAAGTGTTTTAACCTGTCTTTAATATTTTTTATTTTGTGTTCTGCGTGTGGATCTGACTCTGTAAGTGAATCAATCTCAAACTCAAACGATTCTGCTTTTTGTCGTATCATAGCGTCATCAATCGATACTGTATCAGACTTCGGTTTTCGTATCCAATTACCATGCAGTATAGAATATACTCCAACTGTTGAATGAAGATCTTCATTAGAATCTTGTGCGTATAATTCTATACTCATTCCTTTGAATTTTAAAGGATAATTCACATTCCAAATACTTTTTTTGGCGTGCATATAATTTTTAATAATATGCAAATTGTCGCCAACTTCCAAGTAATTGATAACAACATGTAAATCTATATCACTGAATCTTGTCCAATTATAGTTTGCATTGCTTCCAATTAAAATTATGTCCTTTATTTCAACATCAACATCTAGAAATTTATAGAATTCCATAGCAATCTTTGTTAGGCCTACACGAAGTTTGGGATAAAGTTGATCACCATCCCAAAGTTTCGGATTCAGTCTGCTATGTGTTTTATATTCTAGTAACATGTTATTTGTAGTCCCCGCCTTTTTCAGCTTCTGGATCATATGCTAATTCTGATTGAGAATCAATTCCAACTGCTTTTTTTGCAGTATTCCAAGCAGCTTGTCCTGCAGGAGAACCTGTTGCTGCTTTTACCCAACCTTGTACCGTTTTACCAGCATCATATACTCCTGGCAAATATTCTGCAACAGCATATGTTACTGCTGGCCATACAACCCCATTAACATCGTCTTGGCTTTTTATTCCTAATGATTCGCCTACATCTTGAAGTTCATTCCAAATAATATCTGCATTTTTTCTAAATGAAAAATCTAATTCTTTGAATAAGTTAGATCCTTCTGGAATCATATCTTTACTTAATATAGTTTTTATATTGTTCAATCTATCAGTTTTAAAAAGATTCCACATTATAGAATCATTGTCTTTTGCATGTTTGATTATTTGTTGAGCAGCCGAATCATATAATCCGCGAGTTCCTGGATATAATTCAGTTATTTCTAAAAACTTACTCCAATCACTTGCGGTGTTTAAGTTTATTTTACCCGTATTACCTATCATTAGACCTGAGCCTTGTAGTCTTTTACGGAATTCAGCTTGAGTTGCTTTTGGTAATCCTGCCGTTCTAGTTACTAGGTCTGATCTTAGATTTTTAATTAGAGCATTTTGATTAGGAGTTAACTTAATCAATGATGTTAATTTAGTTGGATCAGCTGCCATCTCTCTTGCAAATCGAGTTTCTAATCCTAATGCAATTTTTTGTATCTTTTTAGCTGGCCAGAAAGGAGCACGTTTCAATTTAGGTAATACGTTTCCAGTAATGCTATTTCCAAATCTACGCAAGAAGCCAACGTTGCTGCTAATATCATCTGCAGCTTTATATAATTGTTTTGCTCCTGCACGTTTAGATGCATCGGCTAAATCGTCAATTGTTTTTCCACTACTTTTCATCCACTCAGCAAATTCATCCAATTGTTTAATTATCCAATTAGAATCAATAAATGGTATTTTTCTAATTCCCGAATATGATGATTTTAGAACTTCTGCTAAATTTTCAAGACCTGGTCCTAAGTCTTTTAGTTGTTCTTTTGTTATTGCTCCGGAGGTCATTAATTCTCTCCAAAGTTTTTCAGTATTTTTTGTTTTAAGCGAAGTTGCTAATAATCCAACTAATTTTTCTATCTTAGCGCCTTTATAGATAGCTTTAATGCTGAGTTTAATTCCAGATCCAACTAATGGAATTACTGCGATCATCGAAAGTAATCCATCAAACCATTTACCGCGAATAAAATATATTACAGCATTAATTACATCTAATGCATCACCAATTACGGGAACAAGTCCTGCCCAATCTAATATAGTTTGAAATGTATCCCATCCTGATGAAGATTCTTCTGGAGTTTCGGTAGCTTTTCCTGATCGTTCTAAATTTTCGTCTGATGAAGTAAATACAGGCTTTCCATTTACATTTTTAATGACACCTACTTTAAATCCACTTTTAGTTGATTTTGCTCCGGGTGCATTCCATATTTCAATTTCAGCTCCTCCAGGTGCTACTTCATATCCTAATTCTCGATTTTGATTGGTACTATATACTTCTCCATCCGAATAAAACCAAAGTCGATCATTTGGCGTATCTAATTCATATCCGTGCGGATTGATTCCTAATCTATATGGTTTAGCTCCCAATCGTTTTAGTGTAGTTTCCGCTTTAACATCTGTCCAAGGTTTTTTCGGACGAAAATTAGGATCTGTAATGTTACTAGCAGTATAATACTCAACCAATCTAGGTTTTCTTAGGATAGCTTCTGTTTTTGCTTCATTTAGATTTCGCTGTGCTAATTCTAAGCTCTGTTCAAATCTATGTTGTATAAATACCGGCGTCGCAACTAATGGCTTAATTTCTTCACGCAGTATTTTTGTTAATAGTTTAGATGAATTCATTTTATTCTTCTTTTTTAAATAAATATCATGATTTCCAAAAGAGTTGGACTAAAATTAACATAAATGCTAGTACTAAAGATATTGCAGTTTTTGCATTGATCGCTTCATCCCTAAAAATATATGTCATCAACGTAAATATGAATATGCCAGCAACAAATGAAATAAATCTGCCTGGCCAGAAAAGGCCTCCGAAACCTTGCACTACATAGCTTGTGGCTTGCATGAATAACCACGTTATAGGAACTCCTAATAGCATTAGTCCCCATCTCCAAGTTTTAGCCCAGTCCCAAATTAAAGGGCCGTTTACTTGAACCCATACTAATATTTGTCCGAAAAGAAATAGAAGAAAGGATAATAAAACGTATTTATAATTCATATACTGTAAATATATGAAAAATATCTACATTATCCAATTATGAACGTTCACCTTTATGATTGTCTATACGATCTAGTATATCATTTAGTAATGCCGTTTTGATAAATCCGGACATCGACGCATTTTTTAAAGCACTGATGATTTGGAATACTAAGAATGGGAGCAATATAGTTTCACTTAACCAACTAGTTCCAGGGAATCCTTTTTCAACTGAAAGTAATACCGTTAAAAACATTATCCATACTACTAATGTATAAAGTACTTTAATTGCTTTACGCGTCTGGAATCCTTCTCGCTTAATACCAGCAATAATTCCAAAAAATCCGTCTAATAAAACAACTGCAGTTAATGCCAAATATTGTTCATAGTTATTCATCGTTAGATCGAAGAAATATGTGAATATAAATGATATCATAGTTGCTACCGAAAAATATATGGCCGTTAATGTTTTCATCAGTATTAATCCAATTTTAAAGTGATTTTAACATGTTTATCATTCTAGGGCACGGATGAATGTCTGTTTTATCTTTACGATATGAATTGTGAGTGTATACTCCAGATTTACCTTGCAATGCTTGGGTTGAAACTTGCCACATTTCTGATTCTCGATATGTTAAGTCGATTCCGTAGGTTTGTTTCCAATATACCAATAATTGTCGAACTGATTCAATTTGAGCATCAGTGTATGCATGATAAAATTTGTATCCTTTGTATGGAGTATCTAAAACCGTAACTTGATCAGCTGGTACTTCTCTATCAACATAATTGAAGTATTTACTTCCAACTTTTTCTAACGGTCCCCAACTACAAATTTCGATACCAATAGATATTTTATCCAGATTCTGATAAGCAACGCCTTTGGATTTGAATACTTCTGGCTTGATACCTAAATGGTAAGCCCAATTTGCCGATGAAAATGCTTGACAAATTTCTCCATCATATGTATTCTTTGATTGGCCTTTGCCTGAGATTGTCACGCAAGTAGCAATTCGTCCTCGATTATCTGTGTTCCAATTTTGTATAGTACTGACTCCAGATGAGTTACCTGCAGTATGATGTAATACAATTTGCTTTTTTGTAGTAGCCTCTTTAAAATACTCGGATTCTTTAAGGGGTACTTGTTTAATTTTTGATAGGTCTAATAACATATTTAATCTTCTCCGAAAAAGTTTGTCAAAAATTTACCAACAACTCCAGCAATTAATGCTACAATTGCTACCCATTTTGCTTCTTCGTAGATAGCAAATCCGGTTATTGTAGTACTAACTCCTAATAAAGCGTCACCTAATTTTCTCCATCGTTTTGGAGTAGGGTTATAATAATTTCTTTTCATACGCATAATAACTCCAAATACGATAACTAGATGTAAATTGATAACTTTATTATAAATATGCCGTACTACAGATTAATCAGATTTTTTTCATATGTTTCTAAATGCTGTATATTAATTTTTAGATTTCCTAGTTCAAATGACCCAATTTCTCCGGAATTCTGAATAATCTCCGGCAGTAGGAATATATGTGCAGCATCTTGTTGTGTTATTCGTTTTGCATCAACTTCTACTACAATATCATCATAATCATATGGATTATTATATCCGGTTGTCATTATACGTTTTGTTAGGTCGAACTTGGTTTTAGATTGTTCTGAATCAATGTAATGTGTTGTTAGTACTTGCATATCATCATCAATGTATATTCGATCACAATAAGGTTCAAATAATTCTAGCATCTTAATATTACAATTCTTAATTTGAATTCCAATATTATATTTAGGTGCATTTGATTTAGTACCCCATTTTCTAATATAGTTTCTATTAGAAGCTAATTCAATTTGCTGAGTTCTAGTTTGATATTCTTCTGAGAATCTAGATGTCTTGCTAACAAAGTGATAACAAATTGCATCTAGTGCTGTAAAACAATTCATTCCTAACATCTTCCAACGGCGAATTAAATCATCATCTTCGCAAAACATTGGGTTGAATAAATTATCAAGTCCGCCTATCTCTAATAGTTTAACACGAGGCATACACATAAAAAATGTAATACCAGGCTCAGTTTTATCAGCATAGTATTGTTGTTTAGATTCTACAAATGCGTATAAAGCATCTTTATCAAACGTCTCTAGTTCCGTACCTAGATCATGTATTATTTTTCCAGGGCGTTCATGTCCGGCGAATATAGGTGGCTCTATTGTGGTATATGATACTACATTGTTAGGTCCTACATGTTTTTCTAAATTTTCTAAAAATCCCGGAGCTAGAACAATGTCATTGTGTAGATATGCTACATAATCTTTGGTTGCAAGTTCTGCAGCTGCATTAAATGTATCAGAAAATGTTTTGGATTCTGTTGAATAAATGTAACTGAGATTGTTATCTACTAATGAATTTAACCAATCGTGAGTGCCGTCTGTTGATCCGTAACTAACAAAACATAACTCTACATCTGGGTAAAGTTGCCTTGTTGTTTCATAAAAATGTTTGTTGTAGTCTAAATTGTTTTTTAATCCTACTAGTAATGATATATTCATATGATCGTTTGATATAAGTTTATATGTTGTTCTGCAACGTAGCTACTGTCACATAATGTTTTGATGTTGTTAGGAATTTCCATCTGAATATCTAAAATATTTCCATTGATATCAATGATATACATATATCCAGGAACATCGCAGCACCAACCCTCTAATGTCGTTCTTCCTAATAATATTCCTGCTGTAAAGTGCATCATTTGTACTACATTTTCTGTATCCCAGCGTTTATCTAGATACTTAATATTCGGATGATTAAAATCATAACGACTTTCACTCATTAAATACAAGTCCCAATCATTTTCAATACACTGTTGCACTAAATGTTGCACTGGCTTAAATCTAATAGAATCTAATACTTCGCCGACAAAGATTCCAGAATGTCGTTCTAATTTCGCAGCATCATCTGAATTAAATCTTGAACGATCGATTGGATTATAAATCAATGATACTTTCTCACGTGGAATATTATATTCGTTGATAAGCATATCTGCAATTGGCTGTCTAATTGCAATGTAATGAGTAATACGAGAATCTAATATTGGATCTTCAGATCGGATTTCTGAATGTATAATACTAACAATTGGCGTATCTTTAAACTGTTCTAACACGAATAAATTAACTTGTGGCTGACTTGCTACTATTATATCGTATTTTTCAGTGATATCCAAATTTGTTAAATCTAATTGTCGTATATGTTGTATACGAAGCCGGGTTTCATCTGTCCAATCAATCTGGCGCAGAGTAAATAACGTAACATCGTGGCCTAATTCATCTAATGCACGTGATAATTCATAATGATATAATTCGCTACCACCTAGTCCATTTGCATTCAAACAACCTAATAATATCTTCATGGTTTAAATCTTAAATAATTGTTATACATTGCTTGATTATAATCTCGAAAGCCATCTTGCAAATCTGAATGTGATGGTAGTTGATATGCAACCATTGGATCTGACATATAAACGTTGTGTCTAGACATCAAATCGTGATAATGTACATCCATTTCGCATATATGTGGTAAATTTAAAATAGTATCATAAAATCTTTCATGAACCATATATGCATGTGCTGCATATGCCCCGCTAAGTTTTAAAATATTCGGAGATACGCGAATTGATGCTTTTTGTAAATTTGCTCCGAGAAAAAACATATCCCAATCTAATGCCTGTAACTCTGAAAATGTAGTTTCAAACACTTCAATAATATTATCTGTAAATATAGCATCATCTTCTAGTACTAAAACATATGGCAATTTGTTTTCTTTTGCTAAACGAATACATTTCTTTTGTGATTGGAAACATGTTTTTGTTTCATCAATAATACCCTCGATAAATTCATAATTAACGGGAAACTTTTTCATTTCATTTACCATATGATCATATCGATCGGTACGATGTTTTAAGTTAATGATATAAGATGTTATATTCATAGTTTTGCCTTTGTTATGTATAAAATAGTATCATCTTTACATCGAATAAATGCATTTGGATATGGATCTTGTAGTGATCTAATTTTATCATATAACTGAGTTGCTGTATATTGACTAAAATCTGTGATTTGAATTTCACTCATTTTTTTAGTTCTTCGTTTTAAACTAGTTGCATTATCATGATTTTGAGGAATGCCCTTTAATGTTTTATTAACCGCATAATCATTAATTATAGCACATATAATTGGATATGAAATATTGATTATTTTTGCAAAGATATTTGATAAGTCGCCTTCCAATTTAATTGGTGTTTGATATAATATATCCCCAGTGTCAATTCCTGAGTCCATTATAAAAAAACTAACAGCGCTGTCATAATCTCCGTTAATAATCTGATTTTGTATTGGACTGCCTCCACGATACTTTGGTAATGGAGAAGGATGTAAACATATACAATAATTATTCGAAACTATATAATCAGGAATCAATTCACTCCAACCAATGAAAAATAATAAATCATATTCATATAGATTTTTTTGCAGTAATTCGTCAGTTGATGAAACACGAACTATATCAACATTTAAATTCTTATATTCTTCCGTTAAGAAATGTTTAGTATAAGATAATATGTCATTAGCCCAATCTCTGTAAGAGCAGTATAATATGTTTATTCTATCCATCGTAATACCTCAAACGCTTCAGCGTATTTAATATTTGCTTGTATACCTCGTAATTCAGCTAAAGTTTGTAACATGTTGTTATTTCTAAAAGCTCTTACTTGGCTTTGCATCAAGTTATACATTTTAATTTTTTTATCTATATCCAATGTTCTGAAAAATGTAGGATTAAATGAATGATAATTATGATTCCAAAGATCTTGTATTTGTTCGTATACTAATACTCGTTTTACAAAGAAATTAACATCATGAGGACGTAATGCCGTTAATGCTGCTTCATATACAACTCGGTGATCTTGATTGTATGACGGAACTGGAATATATAATTCATCTGGACGTACTTGATTAATAACTCTTTCAAATTCTGGTATTAAATTTTGAATAACATAATTGTTAACTTCATTATTTAATATTTCATATGAAAATAACATTTCTTCTTGTACAGCTCGTAGTTCGTTCAGTCGAGTATCTGAATCAGGTCTTTGTTTTACCCAATCAAATTTTATCTTACTTTCATCCATACCACAATACAAAATAAAGGTATTTGAATCTATAGAACTGAAGCACCCTAATACTTCGTCATCAATATGCGGGGCTATTATTAATCGTTTCATAATTTATTGTAATAATTTTAAAAATTCATCCATTCTGGTTTTCCATGTGTGTTTTTCTAGAGCAATTTCGTACGATTTTTTAGCTAAAGATATTCGTTCTTCGTGATTATTTAAATAATACTCAATTAATTCTGGCCATTCTTGTGATGGAGCTACAATGATACTATTATCAAATATATCTGATACTAATGGGTGGTCGCAGATCTGGAATCCCCCTGACAATGCAATATTATACACACTTTGATTTAAATCGATCCTATCTGCAGGATTACCTTCATTAAATCGTTGATAATCATAATGAAAGTTAATATTGATTTTAGATCTATTACGAACTGAATTTGCTTGATCATAACTCAGGAACGGTATACCGTGATGTTTATATGTCATTCCAGCTAAGAAAAATTTATATTTTTCAACAAATGGATATAAATATTTGTCTTCTTCACGATATCCATGCGCTAACGTGCCAATAAAACATATGTCATATTCAGGTGAGACGTTAGTCGGATAAAATAAATGATTGTTTCCAGCTAATGGAATATTATATAACTTTAATCCTGCATTAGTAAAACTGTCAGTTAGTGTTTTGCATGAATGCTGCGTAGTTATAAAGAAATCAACTAAACCATTAAAATGAGCGAAATGTGGCTGTAAACTATCTGCAGCACATACTATCTTAACAGATGGATTATTTTGTTTAATTTGTTCAAATTGATTTAGATTCATATCGCCAACATATACAATAAGATCATACGCAATGTTCATACAAGATAAGATTGTATGATGCTGAATTGCATAAAAATCGACGTCATGCCCTAAATCCGTAAATCCAACTGCCCATTCCTTTAAAATTGGAGTGGGATGATGTATAGTATCAAAAACTGCAATTTTCATATTATTGGAACATAATTAGTAACTCATCCCATGTTATAGGTCGAACGATTTCTTCTCGATGTTGATCTAAAAATTCAAATGTCGGTTGCACTTTTAATTTATGTGGAACTTGTTGTCCTCTTCGTACGAAACCAAAAAATGAAGGAGTTACTGCATGCATTTGCAAATCAGAACGTTTACCTAATTCGGCGAATGCTTCCCATGCATTGTCACAAAATGTAGGGCTTAATAAAAATGGTTCAGTTGGATTAATATCATCCATAATTATAGTCCCGTTTTCATTTAATCTAGATATTGCATTTTCAAAATCGCGCAAAACTTGATTTTTTTCGTGCGATGCGTCAATGAAAATAATGTCCCATGTTTTATCTTTACCTACAGTTTCGAAAAACTCGTCTGTATACATACAATGGGTTGGGTTACTTGCTGGGTTGCAATCAACGCCTTCTTTACTGTTACATATAACATGATTGAAAGTGTTATTAGCATCTCGAACCCCTAATTCTAAATACGTAGTGTAATTGAATTTTTGAGTGAAAAAATTGATGATTTCGTGATAACGAATTTGACCAATGTGTGGGTTATTCATTTGTTAATCCTTCTTTTAAAAAAATTTCTTGCCATCCGTCGGATACTCGTCCTCCGACCCTAGCATAATTAAAATATACTGATTTTTCGCGAGCTTTCAAAAGTATTACTGGGCTAAGTTTCTGCGTAAATGCATTTCCGTCTAATTCAAATTGCCATGGGCTATATGATTCATGTAATACCGTTTTAATATAATCTGTTTTCCATATTGCTGGTTGGACTGAATTCAAATACATACTATGATTGTTGAATAAATATAGATCCGATGTTAACGATGTTAAACTATATACATCTGGCGGATATAGTTTATCAAACATAATTTTATGTGCATTATACTGTTCTAGTATATCAATGTGCTCTTGAATAAATGTATCTGTAATTATTTCCGTAAAATAATAATCTTCCAATAAAAAACAAACATATGGTGTAGTTACCATGTTCAATGCAGTTAACATTCTAGAACCCCACGGCAGTCCGGCGCCGGGCAACACATTGGTATAGTTGTCATAGGGCAACGGGATCGTTTCGCCTACGAAAATGTTCGTAGTTTTTAGTTTCCAGTATCTGTTAAACAGTATATCAAAATTTTTCCATAATGATTGATATGCATCGCACGACCCAATAACAACTGTAACTTTATCTTCCATAAAACTCCTTAAGTTCAATTAATTGTTGTTTAATATTATTTAATTCGGTACCAAGCAAACACTTATCTTTACCGACGCCAAATACAGATTCTATCTCTATATCATGATTAAATACTAATTTAATATAGTTTAGCAAATCGTATTTAGAAATACAGTCTGTACAGAATACAGTGAATTTTTCTTTGATATTCCCATTAATTAAGTTATCGCATTGCTTTGCCCACTCTAATGTTGTTATTCCATTCCACAATGCATCTCGATATCCTTGTACTTTGTTTTGTGTTAAAAACCAACATAATAAACTATCAGCTGAATTCAATTCGATGCCTATTATAGATGTCTGAAAAATATAGGTACGTTTGCTATATTTTAATAGCCATTCTGTTGCATATCTTTTTGATAATCCATAACTATTGTTATCTATCTCACAATCAGTTGATGGATGAATAATATTACATTTTGCATTTATGTCTAAGAATATTGGTAACAACGTATTGATAGAAAAGTTATCTGTTTTTTGTGGAATTGCTCCAATACAATTGATTATGTAATCGCCATCAAAGTTTTTTATGTAGTTTTCAAATTCATCCGAAAGCCATCGGTATGATGTTGTTACTACTTCGTGAAATTGATTAAGATATGCATATACTGCATTGCCTAACATTCCTGTATGCCCTAGAACTAAAATTTTCATATAAAATAGATTCTGTCTATAAAATGTTCTCTTAAAAAATTATCGTACCACGTTTCTTGTGTGGTTTCTAACATTACATTGCCTCCTAAGTTTAATATAGGAGTAACACGTAATAAGTCATTATGTATGTTTGACGCAGACCCAACTGATAATACCCAATTTGACTTAGGTATTAAAGTTTTCATTTCTTCATATGTTAAGTTTTGAATATATGTAACATTTAAACCTAATGAATTGATAATCGTTTGGCGTCTAGGAGTCATTAGTCCGTAAAGCAAAATATCTATTTCCTTTGGTTTGTTAGATCTAGCTGAATCTAACTTAGGAAGATATGGTTTGAACTCGCTAGGATACTGATAATTTAGTTCTGAATAATCATATACCTTTACTGCGTTATTTAGTAATCGCAAATATTCTGAATTTAGTTTATCAGGTAATTCTAAATCTTCTGTTTGGTATACGATATATGGATGGTCTGGAATAATATGTCTGTCCCAATAAAAATAAATTGGATATTCTTCTTGTAAAAACTCTACTATTTCAGTCCGTATAAAATCAGTAAAATACATAAATTAAATCATCGGAAGTATCTCATCGATTGTGAAATGTTCTACTTCATTAGAATATGGTCCTTCCTCTAAAACTTTTTCATGCATATTTTCACCCGGTTGCAATCCTATTACTTTTACATCTATATGTTGACCATTTGCATATTTTTGTATCATTGCTTGCAATAAATCATCAATTCGCATTGATTTCATAATAGGACAATATGGAGTACTATCAACTGAATTATTCATACAATCAATAATTAACTGTATTGCATCATCTACACTCCAAAAGAATCTCGTTGCTGCTGGGTCTGTAACAATTACCGAACTTCCTTGTGATATCAAATCTTTCCATTTGCATAATACAGATCCAGTTGAGTATAAAACATTTCCATATCGAACCGTACGGTATTTAACAGATGGGTTTATTTCTTCATATTGTTTAATTGCACGTTCCATTAAAAATTTAGTTGCTCCATAAACTCCAGCAACTTGTGCTGCTTTATCTGTAGATACACATAATACAAATTGTAGCGTTTCGTGATTTAATGAATGCTCTAAAATATTCAGTGAACCGATAACATTAGTTTTGATATTTTCTCTAACAAATTTTTCAGCTAACCCTACGTGTTTTGAAGCTGCTAAATGAAATACGCCAGTTACTCCCGTCATTGCTTGACGAACTTCGAATGAATCTGATATATCTCCAGTATAGATGTCGACAGACGCGTATTTTTCTTTAAGATCTATTAACTTGCCCTCATCTCGTGAAATTACTCGTACATTTCCTCCTTGTTCTAAAATATATTTAACAAGCGGATGACCTAAAAATCCAGAGCCTCCAGTTACTAAATACAATTTGTTTTTTTCGATCGTGATCATATTTTTCCTTTAAAGTGTATTATAATATTCGTTTTGTTTTTCTTGTTTTTCTATTGTTTTTGGATGATATAAAGCAAAATATTCTACATCTGGTAGAATAGTATATGTTTTGAACCCATCCAGCCGCTCATGTACTTTATTTACCCATTTAATTTCAGTAACATTTCTCCAAATACGCCATTGAAAATCAGGCCAATTAACCCAACCTTCTTCGTTTACTCTCCAACCCCATTTTTGAATATGTTCAGGTGTTAAACCCTCAACTGTGTTTACTCGTGGTACTAAGAAAATATCCATTTCAGGATTAAGTTCTAGAATTTCAGGTAGTGATTGGATTAAATCCTCTGATGGGTATTCATCGGCATCGATTTGAAAAATATAATCACCTGTACATTGTTCGGTTAAATGGTTTTTAAACGCTGCGAAATTACCTCTTAATGGATTAAATATAACATGACAATGGCCATGTTCATTATGTTTCATGATATACTGCCAAACTAATCTTTTATCTTCGGGCATACTATTAAGATCATCTAAAGATAGATCCATTTGAATTACAATTTCATCTTGGGGACGTTTATGCTCTAATAAAAACGTTAACAGCCGTTGAATCTCTATAAATTCATTGCAAACTGTTACTGCATAACTTATTTTCATAATTAATTATAAGGTATTATTGATTATTCTCCAACCGTTTGTGATGGAGTTAAATTTAAATTATTAAGCTTCGGTAACTTAAGTTCTACTGGTTTTGGTATCTTTGCTACCGCTTCATCTACAATGCATAACACGTTCTTATAGATATCTGATACGCTACTCTTTGAAAATGTAGAATTAGCAAAATATCTTTGTCGTTTTGCCAATGTTAACCACTTATCATAATTCTTTTGTACTTCCAACATCATTTTGCTAGCATATCCGTAATCTGGGGTAAACCATTTTGCTTCAGCAATTAGGAATGGATTTTGAGCTGAAGGGTGTATAGCTGTTAATGCTCCTGGAATTGCGCAAATAAAATCCTTTTTAAGGAAATCAGCTTGACCTGAATAATGAGGTGCAATTATAGGTTTGCCAGTTGTTGAAAATTCTAATAGCGGACGTCCAAACCCTTCAGCTTTAGTAAATGATATCATTGCCTTAACTTTAGGGTGATTGTATAATGCATTCATTTCGGTATCAGTTAATTCTCCGTGAACTACATATACATTTGGCAATCTGTGTCCTGCAAATAATTCAGCAATCTGATTGATTTTTGATTCAATCTCCATTCTATCAACAATTGAATAGGTTGCACCAGACGTTTTTAAAATCAATGCAGGCGCTGTTTTTTTATCTTTATATGTTGTATAAAAACAGTGTACTAATCCGCTTAAATTTTTACGATCTTCACCTAATTGTCCTTGAAGCCAATGTCCTACCGATAAAAATGCAAATGACTCGGGAATTTGATCAAGTCCTGCAACTTTATCTACTACCGTTTTATTGTTATATACAGTTTCATCAAAGTATTCTGGTACAACTTCGATTTTTGTTGTAATAATTTTATTTGAATTTTTTGCTGTGTTTTCGAAAACCGATTTGGTAAACTCACTTGGTACGATTATTAATTGCATTGCATTAATTTTATCGATCCATTCGACCGGGCATACATCTCCTTCGGTACCTGCAGTAACTCCAATATTGTATTTACCTACCGGGTGCAATTCATTTGGAACTGAAATCTGTATCCATATATCTGGTTGTTCTGTTAATGGTAATGGAATTATTCTAAGTTGCAAATCGGTAGAAATTGGATATGTCATCGGTGTATGACCCCATGGCAATGAAACTAATTTTACATCCCATTCTGATTTGCGTTGTTCAATAATATTTGTTATAATTTCACGAGCGTGATGACCATAACCACTTTGTGTCGCAACTGGCGACGCTATAACTACTTTTCTCATTATGCTACTATCCCTGTTTGTTTGTATTTAGGAGATTCTACTTTGTTAATTGTATACATTGGACGACGTTCTTTGTGAACACTGAATAAGTAGTTGAACATTTCAATCATTTTACTACCCATCTGTTTTGCAGTTAATCCATTTTTAAGTGCCCATTGACGTCCCTCAAATCCGCATGCTGCTCTGTTTTCCTCAACCATATTGTACCAATATGCTATTGCTTCCGCAACATCTTCATATTTTACTCGATCATCAAATATATACGGCGTTGCGGGTGATCCTTGTAATGATCTATTGCTTGGAAATACCGGTTTAGCCCATAGTCCATGTTTTTTAAACTTTCCGGTATGATTAGTTGAAAACTCGCCATTGAATCTAATCCACTCTCCATTTTCGTCTTCAAATCCGCACTGATCTTGCAATCCTCCGGTAACATTGTTGATGATTGGAGTTCCCGATAAAATTGCTTCAGTTGAACTAAGTCCCCAACCTTCATTTGATCCAATATTGATTACTACATCTGCTACATTATACATAGCATTTAATTCTTGTCCGGATACCTTTTGTTCTGAGAAAAGTATTTTACACAATGGCGCCAATGTCTTTGCAACTGCTCGAAGATCCGTTCCATTTTCATCAACTGCTTGTGTATGCATAACTAATGCTACTTTAGATTGTTGTGTTTCTGGCAATGAATCAACAAATGTTTTAAATGCTAATATAACATCTCCTGGTTGTTTTCTTCTGATATTTCGATTATTCCAAAATACTACGAAATCAACGCCATTGTCTTGTTTGATTCGCTTTTTCATTGCAATATATGTTTCATCAGATGAAGTAAGTGGTTTGAATACGTTATGATTCAATCCGTGTGGCACAAAACCTGTAATTACTTGATTCCATTTAATATCTTGTGGTACAGAGTCTCCGGCATCATAATCTACAACTCCAAATCCGTTCTGTTTAAGCACTTCTCTGTGAATATTATCAGATTGCTTACTAATTCCCATAATCATATCACATGACCCATAAAAAGGCGCGTTCCACATTGGATATGGTAAATCATCCCAAATCGAATAATATGTAATAGGAATATTGAATGTTGTTTTAATTTCGTGTTCTAATGCATATAACCAAGTCCAATATCTAGGATCTGTAAAATGCAAAATTGCATCTGGCTGTTCTTGATTTATGATTGCAAACAAGATATTTCTGTCACCATAACCGGTCCACGGTATCAATTTGACTGATGCATCTTCAACACCTGTTTCTTGTGCAATTTCTTTAGATAAGTCAAATGCCTTTCCTGCATCTGGATGTTGTAATGCTGCGCCTAACTGAACCCAATCGAAATCTTTAACTGTGTTAAATATAATTTCTTTGCTTATTGTCCCAATTCCTGACGGCAGTCGGAAATCATCTGATAACAATAAAATTTTCTTTTTAGTTGGCTTGTTTGGATCTATTTTCTTTAGTGCTGGTAACTCCATTTATAACCTTTTTTTTCTTTATAACTTATGTTTATAACTCTTTTACATTATATAAATATCAACCTAGTATAACTACCGGTTTATTTTGTTTTTTTACATTTGTATATGCTGTTTTTAACACAGGATCTAGCGCTGTTTCATTTGTCATAATCATCATATAATCACAATGTTCTGCAATTAGTTTCATTCGATGATGTAATTGTGAAAAATGATATGTTTTTCCATAATATGATTCAGGCATTGCTGAATACAAGTTATATCCAGAAAATGATGGATTAAATTCTTTATATTCAATACCAAATTCCAATGCATACTTTCGAACCATGCTATTAGCTCCTTCAACGCCGCCGGCGCCAATGATTACTAATTCATCTGAAAATTTGCGTTTTAGTTCTTGCAACGTTTGCTGAACTTTTCGTTTGTTTTGCCAACCTGTATTTCCGATAACTGCTACTTTTATCATTTTACCTTTTCATATGAAAATTTAACACCTTTGGGCATATGTCCATATACTAATCTTAACATTGATTCTAATAGTTGTCGATTCTGTTTACAATTAGGATCTGTAATGTTGGTTAATAATGTATATTCACACGTTTGCCAACCAACACTATGAGACTTATGTCTTTGCAATTCGAACTCATAAATGTAAGTATGTTTATGTGTATACTGAATCATATTCTAATATAATTATTTTTCTTCACGAATCCTATTTTCTTTTGGACAATTTACATAATCCGTTTTAAATGGACAATATTTGCAATTTTTATCACCCTTACCAGATATAGCCATATAATGTTGATCAGCTAATTTATTTCCTTCCGCATCGAAGCAATGTTCAACAAAAGAATCAATTTGTCGTTGCACCTTTTTCTGAGTAACCGTACCGGAGCTAGGTCTAAATAACTGTACTCTCTTTTGAGGAAACATTGACTCTTCAATCATTTTGCGTTTCACAATAAAAAATTCAACTACAATATTTTCTTTTGGTATTCCAAATTGTTCTGAGAATTTATTTTTATAGATTACCAATTGAGCTGCTTTTGTTGGATCTGACTTTTGATGTTTATTCCAGCCGCTACGACTCGTCTTAATATCATATACATAAATTGTATTTGTCGGAATATGTCGAATTACTAAATCTATAAACCCATAAAGATAAACAGACGGATTATATGGAGATGCTGGAGTACATAATTCTACTTCAATACCAATCAATTCATAATCCTTAGTAGAAAAGTATTGCTTACGTCGTTTCTTGAACCACTCTAAAATTGCTACACCATCTTCGAGATATTCTGCTAACTGTAATGGATTTGAAAAATGCTGGCCTGTTTCTGTAACATTTTTCTGATATTCTTCACGCAATTTATTAGTTAAGATGCCTCGAAGATCTAATGACTCAGCTCGTTTAACTGAATCTGTATACATAACTTCGATGAAGTATTGCATTGTTTCGTGAAATGCTGTCCCAAAACAAGTATCGATTGATGCTTGAAATGGTGCTAATCCATCAATGTATGATAACTTCCAAGATAATGGACATCGTTCAAACATTGACCATTGTGAATAAGATATTCTACGTGGTACACTATCTGCGTCTCGTAATGATAACTTATAGATAGGATTTATGTAATTATTTTGTTTTTGCATGTTTACAGTTATTAAAATGCCATTGATACATTTGCGGTTCGCCTCCATGTTTTAAACAATGTGGACATTGTATAATTTTTTTAGGCTTTTTCATTTTTTCTCGAGTTTCATTAGAAAGTTTCCTTCCTGTTGATATGATACGTAATTTTTGTTTAGTTTCTTCTGACATAACATATCCTTGTTTAGCTAGACTCATTTTTTGTTTAGCTTCATCCGTAAACGGAAGTCGTTTTCTATTTTTTTGTGCAATACTCATTTTTTTTCGAGTTTCCTCAGAAATAGGTTTTCTATTTTTTTGTGCAATACTCATTTTCTGTTTAGCTTCAGTCGTATGTTCTTTGCCGTAAAATGGATTATTATCACCAGCCATTTTAATACTTAATTTATCTTTAAATAATTTACGTATGCGATCATACTCTCTACTACCAATACGGTATGTTCGATTATCATATCTAATATTACTCATCATCCAAACTGCATAAATTAATTTATCAGTATCTGGATATATTTCACATAATAACTTATGTATAATAAAATGTTCGCGCGCTGTTAAATCAACTAAATTGTCATGCTCGTCAGTTCCGCCAATACAACGAGGTATAATATGATGCCGTTCTTTATAACCAGTTAAAATTCTATTTTTTGCACGAAAAATAATTTCATCATGTATTTTTTGATAATTCATATTAACTCCATTTTTAAATAAATATAGTTAATTAATTTCAAACAATATAGTTTCCGTTTTTCATACTATAATATATGAAAAATTATGTTAGGAAACAACCGAACAGTAAAAAAGTGCTAACATTTCTGCTAGCACTTTTAATGATATATTTTGCTTATTTAATATTCAAAAAGGTACCGGAACTACCAGCTACTGTGGTTGGAAGCTTACCATCCCAAGCTTGTGCTTTAAGATATTCAATATACAATGGACTCAAACGGTCTTGCTTAATCTTAATTGCTAATGCTGCTGCATTTGCATTAATTACCGTCTCAGCTGAGTCAGCCCTTGCTACTGCTACTTTGCGCTTTCCTTCAGCAATTGCTGCGATAGCTTGTTGTTCGGATGCTTCTGCTTGTTGAATAGCTTTTGTCTTAGCAATAATTGATTCTTGTAATGCTTCTGGTGGTGTAATATTGGTACGAAGCTGTGATACATTAAACCATTTAGATAGACGATTATTACATTCTAATACGATAGCAGATTCAAATGCTTGTCGATGATTAAAGATAGAGTCGACTTCCCATGTATTTGCTACGTCATTAACTGCACCGATAATAGCATTCTTTAACCAGCCTTTTTCAACTTCATTAATTGGTAATCGTAAATTTACGAACATATCACCAATTGCATCATCTCGTAAAGAATAGTTAAATGTTGGTTTAATTGTCGCGGAGAATCCACCTTTTAAGATAACACCTTGATCTTCATATTCAATATGTTGCTGATATGTCGGAAATTCAAGTACTTGTTCAGTCCATGTGTTGTATAATACCCAACCGGTTTTATATTGGTAACTAGAAACGCCTCGTTGTGCTCCAACTAAATTAATTTTCAATCCTTTATGTCCCGCATCAATTTTCTCAATTGAAAATGGCTGAACTGATGCAATAACTACACCTAAAATAAATACTGAGATTGGCTTGAGTGCCCATCCAATGTTAAAAGTTCGACGATCGTCGCCCCAACGGTCTTTACTGACTGTCGACATTTTGTCTCGTGTAGAGACTGCAATAAAAATTGCAACTACTAAAAATACTGCAAAAATTGTGATACTAATCATTTTGATTTTGAAATTAAGTTTATTGTTTTGTCTACTATAAAAATACCAAGTCCAATCACGCCGACAAAACATAATAGCTGAATGAACCCGTTAACTTCTCTACTAATAACATACTCGCCGAAGCTTGTGATTAATACAATAAATGCTAACCACAATACGAATACTTTAAAATATTTCATA